AATTTAGCTATGAATAATGGTGCTCCTTTAGATCAGAAAGAATTAACTGATAGACTTAATCAGAAGAATATAGATAGAGGTATTCGTCGTTGGAACTTTCCTTATGCTCAAATGATTGCTGATATTGCTACATACCACCCAGAATACGTTGATCCAAATTCTAGTTTATATTGTGGTAATAACGCAAGACAAGCAATTGAACAAATGTTTCATAAACCTAAAGGAATGAGTCAAGTAGAATATCACGATTTAGCACTTGCAGATCTTACAGAAAAGCTTGGTACAAGTGCTGTTGCGCATGAAGATACTTTATGTATTTACGTAAGGTTTTTAAATAATCTTGATCGCTCAGGCAGAGGCTTAAGAAATGCTTCTGGATATTATATGATGGATAAAGACGACAAGCCAATGTATCCAGATATATGGAGGCCTGCTGCATTAGAAAAGAAAGTAAGTAGTTCACACTCAGTAATGGAGTTTCTAGCATGAAAACATTTGCACAAATAGTATTAGAATATAGACAGCATAGACGTTATATTCTTGCAGCATTAAAAGCACAAAAAGAAAAAACTTAGTATACATTTGAAGAATTACATGATAGAATATATCAATGTAATACACACGGAGACTTTATATAATGAAATACGACAATAACAAACCACCAATTCATCTTGTACCTACAGTAGCTATTGAAGCTGCAGCTAAGGTATTTGCTTTTGGTGCAGCCAAATATTCTGAAAACAATTGGCGTGATGATATTAATACTACTGAATGGGGCAGATCTTATTCTTCTCTTCAGCGTCACCTCATGGCCTATTGGGATAAAGAAGATATTGATCCAGAATCTGGTCTTCTTCATTTAGACCATGCATTAACTCAGCTAATGATCCTTCGCGTAGCTTATGATGAAGGCAAAGATATGGATGATAGATATGAAACAAAATAATGTAAGTAATATTCGTGAATACTTCTTTAACGAACTAAGCGATAAGAATTTTACCATCGACAAAACCGGTGCTAAAACAATTGAAATGTTAGGTGCATCATTTATTGCTGATGAACCAGCTATCTTTGGCACACCTGTTAAATCTTATATTGATGCAGAGCTAGCTTGGTATGAAAGCGGTTCTACTAATATTATGGATATTCATGGTTTAGATAAAGATCCGCCTGCTGCTTGGCAATATGCTGCTAATGAAAACGGTGAAATCAATTCAAACTACGGACATCTTGTAGACTCTCCAAAGTTTTATAATCAATATTATAGTGCAATTGAAGAGTTGATTGCTAATCCAGATAGCCGTCGTGCTCAGATGGTTTATAATCGTCCATCTATTTGGGTTGAATACAACGAGAATGGTAAATCAGATTTCATTTGTACTAATGCGCAAACGTTCTATATTCGCGATAATAAGTTGCATATGGTATCACAAATGCGTTCAAACGATGTAGTCTTTGGTTACAAGAATGATTATGCGTGGGCTCAACACCTTATGGATAGAGCTATTGATAATCTAAATGAAGAAGGACATAACCTTACAAAAGGTGATCTTACTTGGCAAGTAATGAACTTGCACGTGTACGAGCGTCACTTTAATTTAGTGGAGTAAACGTGAGCAAACTAATAAAAATTACAGACATACTAGAAACCAAACTTCGTAAAGAAAAAGAAATAGAATTTTACGAAGGTGAAATTAAAAAAATTCGACAGAAAATGATGTTCTTACAAAAGGACCTAGACTTAACAAAGCTCATAATATCTATTATTGAGAAAGAAAAAGTTTACGATATAAAAGAAAAAATGGAAACAAGGATGATATCCGATGATTGATGATTACGAACCATACGATCAATATATGAAAAGAATGTACAAACAATACCCCGTAGATAGTTTCTTAGATCCTAGTACAACTAAATGGCCAATTCGTTTTATGAATATGGCCAAAATGGTTTCTACGTGGAGTAAGGACCCTTCTAGTAAAATCGGTGCTGTAGCAGTAAACGATGAAAGAAATATTCTAGCGACAGGATATAACGGGTTTCCAAAGGGTATTGCTGATACTGATGATAGATTAAATAACAGAGCTGAGAAATATCCTCGTATTGTTCATGCAGAAATGAATGCTTTGATGAATGCTTTATATAATGGCGTATCATTAAAAGGAGCAACTCTTTATGTTTATGGATTACCGGTCTGTTCAGACTGTACTAAATGTGTTATTCAAGCTGGTGTAAAATCTCTCTGGATAATGTTACCTTCAGACTCTACCCCCGAAACATGGACTGATATGTGGAATAAGCAATCTAGGCCGATGCTAATGGAAGCTGGTGTAGATATCTATGGCTTGAAAGAAGAAGAATTGGTTTAATGCACCGAAATAGCGATGCTCAATGGGTAAAGATGAATTTCGATATTCCTTGTTACGATATAGAACAAGAATACCTATCAGTCAAAGAAGAATTAGTTATCAATAGACCGCAAGATGGTCATAAGGACTGGTTTGCAGCATCTTTATTCATTAAAGACAATATTACAGAGGTAGGATTAAAATGTACTAAGACCGTAGAGTTCATCAAATCATTACCATATGATAGACTAGATGACGTTAGATTTTTAGTTATAAAACCTGAGGGATATATTGCTGAACACAGCGATGTTCCAGAACACAATTGGCTAGATACTCTTAATATGTCAATTTCATATCCTAATGGAAGTAAGTTCATTCTGAATGGAGAAGAAGTACCATACCATAAAGGTGCAGCATTTGTTTTGAATGTACACTATTCTCATTGGGTCGAAAATAAATCTGACGAAGAAAGATTGCATTTGATAATACACGGAAAAAAGAAGAAAGAGTTTTGGAATGACATTATTGAAATTAGAATGTAGTATCGATGGCAACTAATTTAACTGATATTTACACCGGAGTAAAAAAGGACGATGCTAATAGAAGACAGAATGATTTTTATCCAACACCTCCTTTGGCAACATTCGTTCTAGGAAAGTATTGTAAACCGCCAAAAAATATTGTTGAGCCTTGTGCTGGCCGTGGTAATATATCTAAGCAACTTCAAAGAATGGGTCACAGCGTAACTAGTTATGATTTAAACTCTTATGATAATTGCTTGACTGAAGTCCACACACCTTATGATGCAATGGAACTGCAACCGCAATTTGCAGATGGTGTTGTGACAAATCCTCCTTATCACAAAGATTTACCAAGAAAACTAGCAGAGAAATTCATATCTGAATATGACTATACTGCAATGTTTTTACGTATTACATTTTTAGAGGGTAAGAAGAGAAAGAAATTGTTTACAAATAATCCTCCTAGTGATATAATCTTTTTATCTGATAGAGTTAAATTCAGTTCAGATCATATAGAACCTATCGAAAAAGAAGATCAGATAGGTGGTATGATTGCTTATATGTGGATAGTATGGGATAGAAGACATTCTTGGTCGGGCCTTACTAAAATGCAATGGGTTACTCTAGAAAATGAATACGAAGAATTTAGAAAAACTGTTTAGGAGAATATTATGAAATCAGCAATGGCATCGCCTTTTGTTCCCATATCTTTTCAATTGCCAAACCATAGAGCTGCGCAAGGTGTAATTTATGCGGATATGATTAGTCATTACCTTGATGTTGGTGAAATGAAAATTATTATGTCTAAATCTTCTGTTCAGGGTGCGGCCGCAAAAGAAGCAGCTAAACAAGAAGATTTTAATCAATACGACAATCTTTATATCTATCATGGTAATGATCGTAAAGAAGGTGCAACAGATATTAATTTCTTTGGAGGAACAAAAGGTTTTCCTCATGCATATAACATTCGTAATATTTCCAGATTTAAAGGTCAAGTCTATTCATTAGAATATGATATGCCAGATTATGCATCAATGTTAGAATATAAGCTTAACGCTATGAAAGCAAAAGAAGGTAATCTTGATTCTGTAGTTCCAGAGTTTAGAGAAGTAGATTTAGATAATCTAAGAGAAATGCAGAAGAACGCTATCACTATCAAACCACAACATCCTACTTGGGATCGAATGGTTATTGGAGATAGTCATGCTATTTCAATGTATAGACCTGGTTACAATGTCAATTCAGTTCAATTTAAAACTTTATATGGTGCGTTAGAAATGGGCCTTGAAAGTTTCATAAATAGAGATAATGTTAAACATATTGAGTGTTACTTTGGTAACATCGATATTAGACACCATCTTTGCAGACAAGACGATACTAAACAAGCGATAAGAACTCTTGTTGACCGTTATGTTGAAGCTGTAGACTCTTTGGATATGGAAAGTAAAGTGATTTGTGAGTTATTACCAATCGAAAATGAACGCCGCAACTTGCCAAAATCTGGCATGTATAAAGGCACAAAGTTCTTCGGCTCTTGGGCTGAGCGTAATGATGCACGCTTATATTTTAAAGAATATGCTATGAGTAAGGTTCAAGGAACAGATGTACAATTTAAGGAATGGATTACACCACATTTCTATAATGGCATAGGAGAACTTGATTTTAAAGCAATGGAAAGTCCAAAGTCTGTCCATCTTTCTAGAGAGTTTTATCCACATTGGCAAGGCAAAGAATATAATGATATCGAAGAAAATACTATAGAAGATTTCTTTTCGTGAAGCACGCCACTATTATACCCTTAATAGGTGGTGAAGCTCTTGCATCTACAGAAGTATTTGGTTCAAAGCCAGAGTATATTTTATCGTATGAAGCATTTAAAGATAATGAACAACATCTTTTGAATTATTGGGAAAATAAAGTTCCTTATTATATTCTCGATAAGGGCCAATCTCCTGACTTAAACCAGAAAATAGATGTTGTATCAAGTGTTTGTCCGTGTGCAGGTTTAAGTACTATGCATCATGCTCACGGCGAAACAAACGAGAATAACCAATGGATGGAGCTAAGCGCAGAGTATATTCTTTCTAACGTAAAGCCAAACGTATTTTGGGGAGAGAACGCTGCATCACTATCTGGAAAGATAGGCGAGTTTATGCTTAATAAGCTTAGACAAATCGGATTAGATAATGGTTATTCGATGTCTTTATATCTTACTAAAAATATTAAACATGGTGTTCCTCAGTTCAGAAAGCGTACATTTTATTTCTTTTGGAAGAAAGACATGTTCGGTGAAAAAACTCCTGTTCTGCACTTTTATAATAAACCTCACAAGAAAATAGAAGATATTATTAACGGTGTAACATCAAATACTCAAATGGATGTGATCAATAAGAAAATTCCTTCTAAGGATGATCCTTACTATCGTTACCTTTTAGAAGAAGTTCATGGTGGGATTACTCATAGAGAATATCATGATATAATGGTAACAAAAAACGTAAGGGCAAATGACGCTGAATGCGCGATTGAACGTGCAGGTCATGACTATAAAAGAATAGCTAAATGGATGGGTGATAACGGATATCATAGAGAAGTTCCAAAATGTGAACGTAAATATGAAAAGCTTCAGGCTGGAGGCAATCTTATGAGAAGAGGAACAATGGTTCCTAAAGATTATATTGGAGCTTTCGTTGGTCATTACCCAAAAATGTTAACTCATCCATACGAAGATAGATATATAACTATTCGAGAAGCAATGACTATTATGGGTTTGCCTCAAGACTTTGAGTTGTTAGATCCAAAGAATTCTATCAATCACATCTGCCAAAACGTTCCTTACGAAACAGCAAAGGATATGGCTACTGAGATTAAACACGTATTCGAAGGAAATAGACCTTGGTCAGATACAGACTTTTTGTTTCAAACGAATATAGATGAAACAACAGAACAATGGAATGTAACTGAAAATAACCTCGAAAGCTTTTTCGGTTGACATTTTATCAATACAATATACAATACGACTATGTAACGAAAGTGAGAATATGAGAAAAGATTTTATTTTAGATTTCGAAACCATCGGTAGTGATGCAAAAGTAATACCAGTTATTAATTGTGCTTACACTACATTTGAATGGGATAGGTTTGAATCCGATAACCCTTACTCTTTCCAAGAGTTAGTAGCTACAATGCAGAAATCTAAACTTGACATTAAAGACCAGATGCAGAATCACGGTTGTAAGTATACTAGCGCAGATTTGCAATGGTGGCTTGATAAACCTGCTGCACTAAGAGTTGACTTAAAACCAAGCGAAGACGATTTAAACCCAAATCAATTCATGGCAAAACTACTTGACTACTTATTAAGCTCTAATAAGATTTCTTATTGGTGGAGTAGGTCAAACACATTCGATCCCATTATTCTCGATAGAATGGCAGAGATCTCAAACAAAAAGAACCAATTAAGTGCTTACTTGCCTTATTGGAAAGTAAGAGATACGAGAACTTATATCGATGCAAAGTTCAACTTTCCAGGAAACAACGGATTTTGTCCGTTTCCTGACGAAGAAAAATGGGAAATTACATTTAACGCTCACGATGCAAAACATGATGTAGCGGCTGATATCATGAGATTACAGGCAATCACTCGAGCAGAATTAGATATGGAGTTACCTAATGGCTAATTTACAAATTTCAGTGGAAGAACTTAGAAAATACAAGATATTTGTAGGTACCCCAATGTACGGTGGTAATTGCACTGGTTCTTATACTAAATCATGCACAGACTTAGCGATGATATGCGCTGCTAATGGCATTACGATTAAGTTTTATTATTTGTTTAATGAAAGCTTAATTCAAAGAGCAAGAAATTACGTGGTAGATGAATTTATGAGATCTGATTGTACGCATCTAATATTCATAGATAGCGATATTGCTTTTGATCCAAGAGATGTTCTTGGCATGCTTGCCATACAAGTAGCAGATCCTAAAAAATATAATATTGTTACTGGACCATATCCAAAGAAAACTATAGCTTGGGAAAAAGTAAAAGCCGCGGCAGATCAAGGTAAAGCAGATGAATCGCCCTTTGAACTTGACCAATACACTGCTGATTATGTGTTTAATCCAGTCAATAAACTTAAAAGTTTTAATATGGCAGAACCTTTAGAAATCGGTGAAGGCGGTACAGGATTTATGTGTATTCCAAGAGAAACTTTTGAAACATACAAAAAAGCTTACCCAGAATATTCATACAAACCAGATCATGCTCGCACTGAAAACTTTGACGGCACGAATGAGATTATGGCTTACTTCGATTGTGTTATTGATGCAGGATCAAAAAGATATCTAAGTGAAGATTACTTCTTTTGCAGACAATCTCGTAAAGCTGGAATGAAAGTTTGGATGTGTCCTTGGATGAAGATAAACCATATAGGTACTTACATCTTCAAGGGAAATATGGGAGCTATAGGATCACTTGGCGTATCAGCGACAGCAGATAAGTCATCTTCTAAACGAAGCTACAAGAAAAACAAAAAAAGTTGACATTTTCGCAATATTAAAGTAAGATACAATCTATATAATACAATAGGAGACTATATAATGAAATTTTCTGAAAATACTCTTACAATACTTAAGAGTTTCTCTACTATCAACAAGTCTATCTTGTTGAAACCTGGCAATACACTTAAAACAATCACACCAGAGAAAACATTAGTTGCTAAAGCAACCATCTCTGAAAGCTTACCTTCTGAAGCATGTGTATATGATTTATCAAGATTTCTTTCAATTTTAGGCCTTTATAAGGACCCTGACGTTGAGTTTCATGATAAATACTTCACTATTGCTGAAGGTAAACAACGTACAAAATACGCGTTTGCCGATATTTCAATGATACATGCAGCCCCAGAAAAAGATATCGAATTGCCATCATCAGATGTTATTGTTGATGTTCTTTGGGACGACATGCAATCTGTAATCAAAGCTGCTGGTGTTCTTCAGTTTAATGAAGTTGCATTTGTTGGTAGTGAAGGTAAAGTATACCTGAAAGCTATTAATAGCGCAGATACAAGCGCCGATGATTATGGTGTTGAAATTGGCACAACACAAGACGAATTTAAGGTTATTATCAAAACTGATAATCTTAAGCTCCTACCTCAGAACTATCATGTTACCCTTTGCGCAAAGGGTATCTCTGAGTTTAAAGGGGAAACCGCTACTTATTATGTAGCAATTGATACTAAGTCGACTTATCAGAAAGGATAAAATATGAGCGATCAAGAACAACCACAACAAGAGCCAGTAAATCTGTCTCTTCAAGATATCGCAACCGTCGTACAATTGATTGACGTAGTCAGTCGCCGCGGTGGTATTGAAGGCCGAGAACTTGCAGGCATTGGAATGCTTCGTAATAAATTCGAAGTTTTCTTGCAGCAAAATGCACCGCAAGGTGAAGCACCAGAAGGTAGTATGCCGGTAGACGCACCAGCAGCTGTACCTGAAGATGCACCGCTTGCTGACAAGGTTCAGTAATACTAAACGACGCAGGCTCTCGTTATAAACCTGCAATTTATATATTATGAAATGGTGATTATATGTCTATTGATGCTAAAGCAAATGAAGTACTGTGGGTTGAAAAGTATCGACCACAAAAAATAAACGATACAATTCTACCAGAAAACACCAAAGCAATGTTTAAAAAGTTTGTAGCTGATGATAGCATTCCAAACTTATTGTTGTCTGGTGGTCCAGGTGTAGGTAAAACAACTATCGCAAAAGCCATGCTTGAAGAAATGGGTTGTGATTATATTGTAAAGAATGGTTCATTGAATGTTAACATTGATACTCTTCGTTATGATATTTCAACATATGCCTCGGCTGTATCCCTTAGTGGTGGTCGTAAATATGTTATCTTTGATGAAGCTGACTACCTAAACGCTGCAAATGTTCAACCAGCTTTACGTAACTTTATCGAAGAATATTCATCTAATTGCGGATTTATATTTACGTGTAACTTTAAAAACCGTATCATTGCACCTCTCCGCTCTCGTTTGAGTGAAGTTGATTTCACTATAGAAACAACTGATAGACCATCTATGGCAGCACAATTCTATAAACGCGTGCTACAAATACTTGAGTTAGAACAGGTAGATTTTGATAAAAAAGTAGTTGCTAAAGTTATTGAGCGCCACTTCCCTGATTTCCGTCGTGTACTTACTGAGCTACAATCATATGCAGCTTCAGGTCGTATTGATGAAGGCATATTTGTTAATCTAAAACAAGATTCAATGGATGAAATATTCAGGCTACTTAAAGCTAAAGACTTTACTAACATGAGAAAATGGGTTGCAAACAATTCAGATCAAGATATGAATGAAATGTTTAGGCGTATATATGATATGGCTTCTGAAAAGATTGAATTGCGTTCATTACCAGGTTTCGTAGTTACTCTTGCTGATTACATGTACAAAGCTAACTTCGTAGCTGACTTAGAAGTTAACATGGTTGCTTTCTTAACAGAAGTAATGATGGAAGCAGAGTATAAATGAGTGATTGGATTAAAAAGTTAGTTGGTATGCAAGAGTGTTTTAACTGTAACAAGTATATCACAAAGAAGCAAGTTTATAGTGTAGACGTTGACACTATGGAAGGACCGTTACACCTTAAGCTATGTCAAGATTGTTCCGGTGATTTTGATGATATGATGAAAGATTTAGAGGAGAATTTAGATGCCCAAAGAAATAACACCCTTTGATTTTATGAATGCTGCGTCTTTCTCTAAGGACGATATCATATCTAATAATGATAATCCTGAAATAGCAGAGAATTTGTACTCAGCTTATATCGTAAATAGAGGTTTTACAAACTTTGAAGATACTATTCTACATGCTAATGAAATGAATATGAGATCTCATCTACCAGCTAAAGCGCAATTTGATTACTATAGAACAGCGCTACGTAAACGTAAACGCTTTAGTAAATGGCCTAAGGCCGATAAGAGTAAAGATCTCGATGCAATACAAGAAGTTTACCAATGCAATAGAACAGTTGCTAAACAATATTTAAAAGCCTTGAGCGCAGATGATCTTAAATCAGTTCATTCACGCCTTGAGATTGGCGGGTCTACCAGGTGAATACTTACTTCTGATAAATAATTACAACGGTTGAGCAATTTGAAGCCGTACCATACATAATAATAATAAAAAGAAGGCGATGTGGTTATGAACTCAGAAGAAGATATTTTTAAAGGTGTAGGAGTAGAGATTTCTTTACCAACACCAGACAGTTTCCTTAAAGTAAAAGAAACACTTACTCGTATTGGTATTTCGTCTCGTAAAGAGAAAAAGCTTTACCAAACTTGCCATATACTACATAAACAAGGTAAATATGCGATTTTGCATTTTAAAGAATTGTTTATTTTAGACGGTAAAAAAGATACATTTGTAGAAGAAGATGAAGCAAGAAGAAATACTATAGTTAATTTACTAGAAGAATGGGATTTATTATCTGTCGTAAATACTGAAAAAGCTCAATCACCGATTGCTCAGCTTAATCAAATTAAGATTATATCTCATAAAGAAAAACAAAATTGGATTCTGGAAGCAAAGTATAACATTGGAAAGAAGTGAAAATGAAAATTTATAGAATGAATGAAAACGCTGAATTACCAACTTACGCAACTGAAGGTTCAGCAGCCTTTGATATTAAATCATGTTTTAAAAGAGGTGATAAACTTCGAGCGTATAATAACTGGAATAAAGAAGTATTCATCACTGTAAAGGGTGTAGGTCAAAATCCAAACTCTTTTCAGCTACCACCAGATACAAGAATACTTATTCCTACTGGATTAATTTTTGATGTACCGGATAAGCACGTACTTAAAATGTTTATTAGGTCAAGCGTCGCGTTAAAAAGAGGTTTAGTATTAGCAAATGGTACAGGAATTATAGATTCTGATTATGTAGAACAAACTTATATTATGATAAACAACGAAACAGATTCGTTAGCAGTTATTTCAGACGGAGAACGTCTTGCACAATGTGTATTAGAAAAAACTCAACAGGTAAAAATATCTGAAACCAAAACTCAACCTAACCAGAAAACAGATCGAGATGGAGGATTTGGTAGTACTGGAGAATAGGACAATAAAATGTTTAAATATTTACTAGCACTATCATTAACAGCTACACCTTTAGCTGCTCAACAAGTACCGCCGTTTCAAGCATCACAATCTTGCGGTACTTTTGCCCTTATGGCAGAACAAACTAAAAAGTATGACGAACAGATTTTGTTTAAAGGTGAAATCTTACAACAGCACATAAGCGGCCAAATGATTAAAACTGAAATGGTTTTTATGACAAATCAAGATACAGGCTCATGGACTTTAGTTTCGCTGTTCCCAAATGGATGGGCTTGTATGGTAGCTAACGGCAGTGATTTTGAGCCTTATGTAGAATAAAGTTGTACTTTTGATCATAAACGGTGTATAAATAATAGTAGGAATGCCATAATGGGTTCCTTACATTAATCTTGCTTATTTAAGGAGAAACAAAATGAATACTCGCAGATTAGATACGACTATGCTTAACGATCCATTCTTCATCGGTTTTGACCGCATGGTAGATAGAATGAGAACAGCAACGCCTAACCAGGCAAATTACCCACCTTATAATATTATCAAAACGGGCGAAGACCAGTACGAATTACAATTGGCTATCGCAGGTTTTAATTACGACGATTTAGACATTACTTTGAAAGATGGAACTTTGACTATTGAGGGTAACCAAAATACAGATGACGAGAAGAACTACATTCATAAAGGTATTTCAGCTCGATCTTTCAATCGTACGTTTACTTTAATGGACACTATCGTAGTGAACGGCGCTGATCTTGATGCAGGCATTCTTAGCGTGCATCTAGAGAATGTAATTCCAGACGAGAAGAAACCACGTACAATTGAAATTAACCGAAGAGAACCAGAACTTCTAAAAGGTTAACTTATTTTACTGTGATTGGGAGGCTTTCTTGGCCTCCCTTTTTTATAATGGAGATAAAATGAAATATATAATTGATATTGACGGAACTATATGCCAAGAAGTCTATTTTATGGATGGAAGTGGTAAAAAGGATTATGCTAATCATATTCCGATGTATGATCGAATTGCTAAAGTAAATGCTTTATACGACGCAGGTCATACTATTAAATACATGACTGCACGCGGATGCGTAAGCGGTATAGATTATTGGAGACTAACTAATAATCAACTCGTTGAATGGGGTGCGAAATATCACGAACTCAGCGTAGGCGAAAAAGAAAACTACGATATTTGGATCGATGATAAAGCTTTTTGGTCAGAAAACTTCTTTCGTGAAACTGGCGAAAGCTATGAATAAATGGCATTACCAATTAATGAAGCATGATGGTTATTATGCAGTGCATGAATTTTATCCATCAGATGATGGAGGATCTTGGACTGAAAAACCTGTTGACATTTCTGGTGATTCGGTTCAGGATATAAAAGAATCTATACAAATGATTCTTAACGATATTGATAAACACGGAGTAAAAGACTATGAATAGATGGATTGTAGACTGTTGGAATGTAGTAATGGATCACGAAAAAAATCCATTAAGCAATATTCCAGATTTTAGTACACGACATATGATTATGCAAGTTCTTGCTTGGATGTGGTGTATTGTATTCGCAATTATTGTAGGAAGTATGTGGGCCGGCGTATTTAGTATGATATTGCATACGTTGTTATTAGGCGCTATTGCTATTACAGTAGCAACATTTGAAACTGCTCAACGTAAACCAAACATATTTGGTAATTATAGTGGTCGCGCAAATGGTGGCGAGCATGAGTGAACAAACACAATATTGCACAACTAAAGGACTTGGTTGGGCTTTCTTAGTCATATTCTTTATTATTGGTGTTTTACCGGTATTAATGTTAATGGCAATGGTTGGTCTCGAAGATTACGGCCGTTATTGTAATTTAAATATTTTACCATGTTTTGGATTAGGTAAATGAGCGATTTAAAATTCACAACAGCAGGTGATTTTTTAGAAAGCCAAACCCGCTATGATGCAAGATTCATAGCGGCAATGGACCACAGCGGTGGTTCGACTGGCGGTGTATTAGAACGTTATGGTCGTGAATACACCGAAGAAAACAAGATGGATCGTGTACACGAAATGAGAATGAGAATGGTTAATTCTCCTGATTTCAACGATACAAATGTTTGGGCCGCAATTCTTTATAAAGATACAGTTACTCGAGGAATGGTTAATGAACTCGCAAATAAAGGTATCGACTCCTTTTTAAAGATAGATGATGGCTGTGAAGAAAGCGGGATGCTTAAACAGTTTCCTGTAAAACAAATATTAGAATTTGCTACTGACGGATTAGGTGAACCTATATACGGAACTAAGATGCGAAGCATTATTAAAAGTATAGATATGGTTGAGCCTATTCTAAAGCAGCAATTTACTTTGGCACATACAATCCAAGAATACGGACTTATGCCAATAGTAGAACCCGAAGTTCCTATTGATCACGAAGAAAAAGAATTAATAGAACACGAGTTATACGACGCGTTACAAAAATACTTAATTGGAAAAGATTACCAAGTTATTTTAAAGCTGACGCCTCCAGAAGTACCCAACCTATATCACAATCTTACAGCAAACCATAGTGTAAACCGTATTGTGTTTCTTAGTGGAGGATACGCAACAGCTGAAGCGTGTCGTAGATTATCGATGAATCATGATGTCACTGCAAGTTTTAGTAGAGCTTTAAGCGAAGGTTTGAATCATAATCAAACTGATGCTGAGTTTAATGCTAAAATATCTCAGAACATTAGAATGATTGTTGACGCAACGTCAGGATAATCAAAAAAGGTTGACATTTTGCCCAATTATGTTAGAATAGTAATTGGGCATTAACATATTAAAAGGAGTATATAATGTTAAAAAACAAAGACCCAAGTTTATATAATGAAGACTTGGCTCCCATTCCAGAAAAGAAACGTACATGGGGTGCGTTCGAGATTTTTAACGTATGGTCTAACGACATTCAAAGTTTGTTTGGTTATACGCTAGCAGCATCTCTATTCATCTCATTTGGTTTAAACGGTTGGACAGTATTTGCTGCCATCATGTTGGCCGGTCTTTTTGTAATGTGGTTAGTCAATTTGATGGGTGAGCCAAGCGTTAAGTACGGTATCCCATTCCCTGTTATGGCTCGTTCGAGTATGGGGGTAAGAGGTGCTAACTTCCCGGCTGTGGCCCGCGGAATTGTAGCAATCTTTTGGTATGGTGCACAAACTTATTTCGCATCAACCGCAGTATCGCTATTAATTTCGGCATTAGCAGGTGGAAATGGGGAAGCAGTAATGCTAGGTATGAGTACAATCGATTGGGTATCGTTCCTATTCGTTTGGGCATTTCAAGTATATCTGTTCTGGAAAGGTATCCCTTGGATTACTAAATTCCTAAATTTCGCAGGTCCTTTTGTTTACGCAGTAATGATTGCTTTGGCTCTCACTATTTGGGTAAAAGCAGGTTCAGGACTTACTACAGAAATGGGTACAATCTTTGAAGGTACAGGCGAATACGTAGGTACATCTTTCTCAGCATTCGTAGCTATTGTAGGAACAATGATCGCTTATTTCGCAGCAGTTGTAATTAACTATGGTGACTTCTCACGTAACGTTAAAACACAAGCTGCAATGAAAAAAGGTAACTTGATTGGTTTGCCATTGAATATTGCATTCTTTTCATTGATTACACTTATCGTTACTTCAGGTACTATTGCAATCTGGGGTGAAGCGGTTACAAGTCCAACTGATATTATTGCGATGGTAGATTCTTTACCATTGACTGTCGTTGCAGCGATTATGTTTTTCGTAGCAACTATCGGTATTAATATCGTTGCAAACTTTATCCCTCCAGCGTATGATATCGCTAATCTAATGCCTTCAAAAATCGATTTTAAACTCGGTGGTTTGATTACATCAGGTTTTGCTCTTATCATTGGTGGATTATGGGTATCAACTATTTCACAGCTCGGTATCTTCGGGTTTGTTAATACTTTAGGAGCTGTACTTGCACCTATCTACGGTATTATGATGGTTGATTACTACATGCTTAAGAAAGGCAAATTAAACGTAGAACAATTATTCTCGGCATCTGAAGATGGTGAGTATTACTACGATAATGGTTGGAACAAAAAAGCTATGATCGCTTTTGTTGTACCTGCTATTTTCTCAGTAGCGACTGTCTGGGTAGGTTCATTGGCATTCTTGTCAGGTTTCTCTTGGGTAATTGGCGCTGCACTTGGTGGTTTAGTTTATTACGCAATTACTAAAAAATAAAGAATATGCGATAGCGAGTTAATTCTTGCTATCGCTTTTAAGGATTTATAACATGATAAAACCAAATACAAAGTTTAATCTCGATATAAGAGATATTGAAATTATTGAAGAAGCATTAAGAGCGAAAGCAGGTCGTAGAGGCATGGCTATTGCAAACGGTGAAACTTCATTAAAATTAAAAGACGAAATGCACGAGATACAATCTCTTCTCGGCAGAATACATGCTCAAAAGAATTTTTATAAGCCAAAGGGCTTTGTACCAGGCGGATAAATATAACGTTACATTAAGTAACATCACACACAACACAGGAGAATAAAATGAGTAAAAACCCATTCGAAATTAGAGCTGAAATGTTACAGCTTGCTAAAGAATACATGGATCAACAATACCATATGAATGTTCAATTTGCTGAAAGCATGATGGAACAGGGTAAGAAAACTATTGAAGACGTCCAATCTTCTTACCAAATGTATTCAATGGATGATCTAATGGAAAAAGCTAAAGAAATGTATAGCTTCGTTTCTAACAAAGATTAATTCTAAATTAAATCAAACTAATTTAAAA